CCAAAACGCCTTTCTACCTATATACATTCTACCATCAGGGCAAGTAATACTATAAACGAATCCATGGTATTTGTCAACTAAATTTTCATCAAAAATCTCGCCCTTGTAAATCCAAGGGTTCTCATACATTTATTCTTCTTCGTCCTCATCCCACATTTCTTCTCGCCACTCGTCTAGTTCTTCCTCAGTCATGAGTTCTTCGCTACAGAATGGACAGAAATCAACGGTTGCTTTCTCATTATGTATGATATCAAATTCAGCACCGCATTCGATACAGGTGTGTGTTTCAGCCGCCATTTTATAATCCTCCTAAAAAGATTTTACGTCTTGTTTTTGTTTTAGCGACAACATTCTTTTTTTCTTCTTGCGTGAAATTTAGCCAACCAGAAATTTCTTCATGAATGCGAAAGCAACCTAAACAGTATGCTCCACAATCAGACATCACGCAAATTGCTTGACAGGGATTTTTCATGCCTGCCTCACAATCAAGGTGAAAGTTTTTCTCTCATCGCTTCCAAATAGTCGTACATAAAGCGTGTAACATCCTGAATAAGTGCTATTGGTAGCATCAATAAAATAATCAATAACTCTGCTACACGTTTCAACAAAGATACGGTCTTCACTTTTTGCTCTCCCTCTAAGCTGCATATGCATCATCCCACTGACCTGATAGCCCAGCGACCTCATACTCAGTAACACGATTTTCAAAGAAGTTGGTATGGTCAGCACCGTTTAGCACCCATTCCAACCATGGTAGTGGATTATCTTTGACACCAAAGTTTGGTTTCAAACCAAGCTGTAGAAGTCTACGGTCAGTGATATACCTGACATACTGCTTGACTTCCTCTTTAGTAAGACCCTCGACTTCACCCATACTGTATGCCAAGTCAATAAACTTGTCTTCAAGTTTGACTGCCTGTCGTGACATTTCATAGATCTCTTTCTTGAAATCTTCTGTAACGATACGGGGCTTCTCAGCACAGTATGAACGGAATAACTTGGAGTTACCCTCAACATGCATTGACTCATCACGGATTGACCACTCAACCACTTTACCCATACCCTTCATCTTACCGAAGCGTTGGAAGTTTAAAAGCATAACGAATGAAGCGAATAGAGCAACACCCTCGTTGAATACTGACTTAGCAAGTGACAACCCAAGACCACGAATGGTAGATGGATCTGCTTGTGTCATAAACTCAACCTTGTCTACCATCTCATTGTACTCTAAGAATGCGTGGTATTCAGAGTCAGGTAGACCAAGTGTCTCGTTTAGTAGAGCATAGGCACGTTGATGGATACCCTCACGAGCAGCAAATGATCCAAGCATATTCCGTACTTCGTTGTTCTTGAACTTAGGAATGAACTGATCAAAATAGTTTTGACCAACCGCCACATCAGATTGCGTGAATAGACGTAGGACGTTTGTAATAAACTCCTTTTCAGCAGGAGTAATCTTAGCAAACTTCCAATCTGATACGTCTTCTGACAAGTCAATCTCATCTTCAATCCAGTGCGCTTTCTCGTGACGTGTAGTGATTTCCACAGCCCATGGATAATGAAATGGTTTGTATGTTTGTGAGAATGATGTAAGACCACCCGACATCCTCTTGAGGATATCCTCTGTACGCATCATAAGTTTATCATATCCACCAATATGCTTATCATCAATATAGATTTGTGGCACTGAGTTGATACGTCGTGACTCCGCACCAGCACCAGCGCCGATATGCTCAACTGCGCCATTGATTGATTGATAGAAGGCAATACGCTGTTCTTCGTCGTCTAATAGATTTTCAGTGTATGTAATACCATGTGATTTAAACCAGTCTTTTGCTTTAACACAAAATGGACAGTCGCTTTTTGTATAGATTGTTACTTGCATTTTTTTATCCTTGACATGCAACGCATTCATCTGCGTCGGCAGTGATTTCTTCGATACTAATGAGTTTGTCTCGTTCAATTTTTTGAGCAACATTCTCTGCTCGGTTAGAGGTTTCGGTTCGTAAATAATATAGACCCTTACATCCAACTTCCCATGCTTTGTAGTGCGTCTTATGTAGGTATTTTTTACTGGCACCTGCTGGGTAAAATAAATTCAATGACTGACCTTGACAGAGATACTTCTGCCGTGTACCAGCCTGGACAATCAACCACTCTTGGTCAATCTCAATAGCAGTCTTGAATACTGCCTTGATTTCTTCTGAAAGAAAATCTAGGTGCTGTACAGAACCACCATTGGTGATAATGGAGGACCAAATTCTTTCGTTATTGTATCCTAGTTCTTCTAATACCTCTTCGAGATATTTGTTCTTGATAAGATGACTACCTGCTCGTGTTCTGTGTGTGTAAGCATTTGCCTTCCATGGTTCAATAGAGGGTGAAGTGCCACCAACAATAGAACTGTTAGCGTTTGGAGCAATAGCAAGTAAGTGCGAATTACGCTCGCCTGTACCTTCTAGATCTGGTGCTTCACCACGTTCTTTACCCATTGCAAGTGTTTCTAAACGTGCCTGTGCTTTGATATGACTGAAGATTTCTTCATTCAGTTCATTTGCTCTTTTGCTTTCAATAGCGACACGATGCTTCTGTAGATATGAGTGATAACCCATAGCACCAAGACCAAGACTTCTTTCACGCTCTGCGCTGTATCTAGCACGAGAGATTTCATCACCAGCATTGTCAATGAAGAACTGTAGTACGTTATCTAAGAAACGAGTGAGGTCACGAATGAGACTTGTATCACGCCACTCATCAAAACTTTCTAGGTTGACTGATGACAAGCAACAAACAGCGGTACGGTCTTCTGATGTGGGTAGGTGAATCTCATTACATAGATTTGATCCGTGAATCTTCAATCCTCGTTCTTTGAGTGAGGGATGAAGAGCATCGTTAGCATGGTCAATAAAGTTGATATATGGCTCACCTGTTCTAAAGCGTGTCTCTAAAACAAGTTCCCAGAGTTTCCGTGCCTTCATTGTCTCACGGACTGACTTATCAGCAGGGTCGATTAGATCCCAGTCTAGGTTATCTCGGACAGCATCCATAAACTTATTAGTGACGTTGACCGCATGGTGTAGGTTCAAACACTTACGATTGACATCACCTGTGGGAACACGCATGTTGATAAACTCAATAATATCTGGATGGTCGATATCAGTGTAAGCAGCGTATGAACCCTTACGAGTTCTACCTTGACGATAAGCGGTCATGTCACTATCTACAGTGTGTAGGAATGGCATTGGTCCAGGTGCTTTATCTGATACAGAGCGGACGTGATTCCAGTGACCACCAACACCACCACCCTTGACTGATAACCAACGGAGTTCTGATGAATGGTCGATAAGACCTTCTAGTGAATCTGGAACATAAGTCAGAAAGCAAGAGATGGGAAGAGACTTTACCTTCTCGCCCGGAAGTGGTGCATTAGATAGAATGGGTGATGAAAACATAAACCACCCTTTAGCAGCACCCTCATAGATTTTCTGTGCTAGTTCCATATCACCATAAGAATAAGCGACAGCAGCACGAGCAAAAGCCTTCTGCGGTGTATCCTCATCCGGGCGACAGTAATAATCTTCTAATAGTTTGTATGCTTGTTCTGATAATCCTTTGTCATATTTTCTGTCGATTGATACACCGAGATGGTTTTCCATTTCTTATTCCTTTACTGCTTGGACTACTGATGGGAACTCATTAGCGATAAGTTTCCAACAATCCTGTGCGATTAACATATGTTCTTTTTGTGTTCCATTTGCGGAACGTAGGTCACAATAATGAATCCATGAACGCAATGAACCCTTCATATACATCCGTGACATTGTGAGTCCTTCTGGTAGAATAGTACGAGCAACTTCTTTGGCAATACCGTTATTAAGTGCCCACTTATAATGTTTCTTAGCAAGAATCAGAACATCGGTTTGAATATCTTGCCATAGACGCTGTGTGTCATGATCTACACCACTGATACTATTCTGCCTATTCTTTTCGTCCTGTAGTCTTGGTTCCCTCCATGTATATTCTTGTGCTTCAGCATATCGCTGACTAAACTCTTGAAACGTAAATGTACGATGTCGTAAGATCTGTCGCCCAATGTCTCGTGGGCATTCAATCTCAATCGTAGCATCGACCATCTCGAAGATTGACCAGTGTGCATGTTTGATGCAATACCGAAGTAACTTGTGTGCAGTCTCATTATTCAACTGATTACCAGGGTTAGAAACTCGTGCTGTGTATGCGACTAACTCCTCCGGTGTATTCAAGTCTTCAATGACTGGTTTAGTCACTGAAATCAATCTTACTTTTGGTTCAAAATATTTCAACATTTTCTCCATAGTGATAATTGTGCTTTTGCTTCTAGTCCTGTGAATGTGTTATTGCGAACGATATCATTCACCTTGTAACCCATCTTTGCCATATCATTTATATCTTTTGCAAGTATCGTATTTTGAAAAATACAAACTGACTTGCCCATATCAATAGTTTTTGCCATCAGATTACAAATCTGTTTGTTGCGTGGTTGATTGTCGAAAACATAGATGGTGTCGTCTGGTAACAACTCCATTGCTTTCTTCATATCGCTACCACCAACA